CGGAGGAGCGTATCTGTTCAGCCCTTGGCATCAACCCGATGGTCTTAGGCCTTGGTTCAGGCTTAGAGCGGTCTACCTACAGTAATTATGAACGCGCCCAGCAAGCCGCATGGGAAGATGGCATGGTGCCTTTGCTCCGTACCTTGGCGGACGCGATTACCGCTGACCTGCTACCGGAATACCCTGAGACTCAGCAGGGCGATTACGTGATGTACGACCTTGAAACGGTCAGGGCGCTTGCTGACGATATGCAAGCGGAAGCCACACGGGCAGAGCGCCTGTACAAGTCTGGCATCATTGATCGGGCTGAAGCCAAGCGAATAGCAGGCCTTGAAGCAGTGCCGGAAGATGAAGGGCAGCTACACCCAACGGCAATCCTGGTACAAAGCACCGGCGGCTTTGATGGTACCGCAGTGCGATCGTATGAGATGAAGTTCCGCCCAACTGAAGCAATGCGGACAGCCGCGCAACGGGCGCTCGATTGGAAGGCTGAAGGTTTCGACGGCGGGACGCGGGTAGGCCTTGCGCGGGCTAACCAAATCGTAAACGGTGAGAAACTTTCCGAAGACACGATACTCCGGATGTATTCGTTTTTCAGCCGCCATGAAGTAGACAAACAAGCCGAAGGGTTCAACGCTGGTGAAGAGGGCTTCCCTTCACCCGGTAGGGTAGCCTGGGACTTATGGGGCGGTGATGCCGGTTTCCGCTGGTCTACATCCAAGCGGGATGCAATGCAGCCAGATGGCAAAAGCCTTGACGGTGACCACGTATGCACTCCGGGGGTAGTGTACAAGTCTCACCCTTTTTACGGGTATTCGCTGGAGGAAATCTCAAGCGAGTAGACAGCGGTACAGCACGAATCTATGCCGCTGGTCAGAAGTACCGGAATGACCTGTTAGAGCGTGAAGGCGTAGCCATCAGCCGGATGCAACGTGCATACAAAGCCGCAACCAAGGCCAGTATCGATGAGCTTGAAGCGCTGGAGGGCAGGATAGCCGAGCGTGAAGCCAACGGGGAACCGCCATCCGAAACAATCCTTTTCATGCGTCAGCGGATCATAGATAACATCGAGCAGCTCGGAAAGAACCTGAAAAAGTTCTCGGTAGAGGGGGCAGTGATTACAGCCGATGGGCAACTTGAAGCCGCTACGCTTGCTAATGGCTCAACGTCAAGCCTTGTGGAAGCGGCAGCGGGTAAAAAGCCCGCAGGCGTTACCCTCGGTAGTAGCTGGACAAGTCTTCCAGACGAAGCCCTACAAGCGTTCGTCGGGATGGCTGGCGATGGTTCACCTTTGGCTGAGTTATTCGCAACAATCCCCCAAGTAACCACCGATGCCATGCAGCTGGCTTTGGTACAGGGCATCAGCCTTGGTGAAGGCCCACGCACGGTAGCACGGCGGGTACGCAAAGCGGCTGATATCGGTAGGCAGCGAGCAGAGACTATAGCCCGCACTGAGATGATACGTGCAAGCCGGGAAGCACAGCGGCAACTGTATACCGACAATCCTTCCGTAACCGGTTACCGGCGGCAGGCTACGCAGGATGCGCGGGTATGCCTTGCCTGTCTGGCATTGTCCGGCACCCTTCAGGCTACCGACACCATCATGCCTTCACACCCGAACTGCCGGTGTGTGATGATTCCGGAGACCCTCAGCTGGGCAGAGATAACCGGTGATTCTTCCATCCCGGATACCCGGCCCAAGGTAGCCACGCCTGAAAGCATTCTTGCTGGATTAACTAGAGAAGATAAGTTTGCCATCATGGGGCGTAAAAGATACGAAATGTATCTTAACGGTATGAAACTAAATGAAATGGTTGAAGTTGTGCCAAACCGTGATTGGGGGCCAACGACACGCGTGAAACCATTACGTGATTTTGGAATTCCAACTAAACCATTTGTCCCTAAGCCAAAGCCACCAGTAACACCTAAGCCTAAACCTATTGCACCTCCGGCACAACCTAAGCCTGTTGTACAAGTAGCACAACCTAAACCAGTAGTAAAACCACAACTTGTTGTGCAACCAAAGCCTATAGAACCGCCTAAGCCGATAGAGCAACCTAAGCCTCTACCAGTAAAACCAGAACCAGTAGCACCAAAGCCTGTAGTTGAAAAACCTAAACCACAACCTAAGCCAGTAGAAGTAAAACCTGAAATTGTAAAGCCAGTTCAACAAGTACAGGTCATAGAGCAAGCGCAACCTGTCACCAGAACAGCTGAAAGATTGCGAGATAAGTTGCGCGATATTGATGCGACATCAAAACAAACTATCTCTGATCTTAGATCAAAACTTAAAGTCCTTGATGATCAATATCAATCGTTGCTAGATAATCAATTTCAAAATGTTTCAGAAGACACACCGGGAGAATTTAATCTGGATGCGTTCTTACAGATAGGAGACTATGCACCAAAACCAGAGACTATTGTACTAAGAAAACAAATTGAAGAACTCACAGAACAAATAAACGAACAGAAATTGCAAAGACAAACGTTGATGAATGAGGCGTTGAAGTCTGAAAAACCTATACAAATAGAATACGTTTCTCCAAGTGAAGCAATATACAAAACACAGGTCAATAGATCTAATACACGAACACATGAAACTGCTAGTGCAAGTGTCTCAGACCACACAAAGTGGATTAGTGAAATGCAAACCGTTGTCTCATGGATTGACGAAAGACCATTAAAACCTGTTCTACCTGTGTCTTCAGGTGTCAAACCAAATCAATTATTTATTGTTGAAGGTAAAGGCAGAAAAGGAATTGGTGGATGGTTCTCACGAGAACATAATGTAATTGCTCTCAATAAAAATGTATTTACAGAGGATCACGTGACTATAGGTGGCCATGAATTTATCCATTATTTAGATTTCAATAGTTCAACATTACGGCAAGCAACAACAAAATTCTACAACTACAGAACACGACTTGACAGACTTGAACTACACCCACAAGGATATGTCAAAGTTGATAACTGGGGCAGAGATTATGCTGGTCTAGTAATGTCAGATCTATCGTTTACGGGTGCTGAAGTTCCTTCAATAGGCATTGAATTTTTACTACAAGATCCATTGGCATTTGCTGAGCGTGATTTTGAATACTTCAAATTTATGGTGGACAACGTACTATGCTCATCGCAACAATAACCGTAAGTGGGCAAGAGTCTAATTTGATTTATGACAAACAAAGACTATTTTTTGATGGCTACTTAGAACCATTGAATGACGTAGCAAACACGAAAAAACTTATCAAAGCTCTAGGTATTATGGTTAGCGTTTTGCCAGTCCAAGTAGATATCGTTGAGGCTTTATCCAAATATAAAAACGTACGTGTTGAATACCTAAACATAATCCCAGAGTTTGAAGATCAATCAGAAGCGCTAATTTAGGTATGTGGGATAGTGAGCGTATGGACTTGCTGACATCTACCGTAGACGGTATCAAGAGCGACAGGCTGGGCTACGTCAAGGGCTACCTGGTTCGCTTTGGTGATACCAAGACCGCTGACCTTGAGGGTGACTTTTTCACCAAGTCAACCGACTACGGCTTTCCGGTTTCCAAGGGTCAGCGCGTACCGCTCAACGTCTACTATCACCACGGCATGGATGCCGCTGTCGGGAAGAAGAGCATCGGTACAGGCTACATCAAGATGGACGATGTAGGGCTATGGTACGAAGCGCAACTAGACATGGCCGACGAGTACGGCAGCATGATCGCGAAGCTCTGCAAGCAAGGCAAGATGGGCTTTTCCTCTGGTGCTGCTGGTCATCTGGTAGAGCGTAAGAGCATGGGCGGTGCAGCTGAAATCACACGCTGGCCTATCGCCGAAGCATCGATTACACCGACACCCGCCGAGTATCGTAACAGTGTAAAAACCCTCAAGGAGTACTACGGCATGGAGCCTATGATGGAAGAAGAAGAGATGGTCATGGCTCCAATGCCTGAGCAGTCCCCTGAAGAGTACGCTATGTCGGTATACGATGATGCCGAGGGTGACCTAATCCACGAAGGATTGGAAGCCTACTACGATGCGCTCTGCGGAGCCATCGAAGCGGTATCCGATCAGACCATGGCGGATGCCGTGATTGATGAATTTGCTCGACGTGCCAAAGGGCTATATGCCATGCACGGCATGAAGAGCGTACAACCCGC